ATTTAATTGTATTATGTAATCACAACGTTGAAATAAACATAAATTATGGATCGCTAATGCGAAATCTTTAGATATGATTTAAAATTTGAGATATTTTTCTAAATAATATTGTCTTTGGTCAACCCATTGAGTAATTCACAAGTAAGAGCATTTAAAAAGGTAAGCACTAACAAATTTGATTTATTTTAAATTACAATCGGATGCTAAACGGGATTTTGATTCTTTGGAAAGGTTAATTGTGCTACTTGCAAATTGGTTGTGAACGACGTCCTGAGGCTTGGGAACATACTGATGAGCTATGGCATTGTCCGTTATTATTTTCCGCACAACTTCCTCCACCGTTGGCGACGTCGTCTCCAAATCCGCTTGAGTCCTGTTGTCCAAGTTCACAAGGGTTAGTGGCTGATCAGCGTGCATTACGGAATCCACGCCATTCTTGGCATTGAAAAAGTCCAGTATCCAGGACACCACAAAGAAGCAGGCGGCGTTCATCGGAAATGCTCTGATCAAAGTCGAGTTTAACCCGCGAAAAAAAAATTGCGGGCCCTCGTTTTTAAAGCCTTTTATTGCACAGTCGATGAATCCATTATATTTGGCCTGCGAGCCCAGGGCATCTGCTTGCATGTGGGTTTTGACCACGTCGATGGGATAGCAGGCCAACCAGGAAGACATCCCCGCACATCCTCCGGCCATTAGAGTGTACGGAATACTCGCAGTTTCCACTTGGCGCATGAGATACTCGAAGGAAACAAAGTAGCTAGCAAAGCCTAAAAGAAATTGGAGGTAAGCGTTGTTAGAATAAGGACTTTGATTTCTCTCCTATTTCTATTCTAAACATTTATAAATTTAAAGTATTATACAGATGCCATTCAAGACGGTGCCAAATCTGATATAATCTCATATTTCTTTTCGTCTTATAATTTAGTTTTTAACATAAAATGTATGTTTAGGCAGATTTCTGAGCATCGTTGTCGTTTCGAAAATGATTGTATATTTGCGAAGACGATGACACTCAATATATTGAATATTTTCTAGCAAATACTTAAATATATGTTGTTAATTCTAAGGGTTTTTTTTTTAAGGGTTTCCCTTTGGATCGTTAACGTTTTAAAAACCTTTCTAAAGCTTGCTACAGTACATTTTAAACGACAATGTGGCACAAAACCTCTTTAGATTTACAAGACACTATATTTCATATATTAAAAGTAATGGAACTTACCTGGAATATCTCTTAGAATGGTGGCAGTTAGCCCCTTAAAAGTCCCTCTAATACCCTCGGTTTTCAGAATGTGTTTAAGGCAGTGTATGGGTCCAGTAAATTTTATTCCGCTGTCAATCTGCGACGACAATTGGAGTCTCGTTTTGGCCAGCTCCATGGGTGCACAGACGAAAGCTTGGGCTATGCCAGCGATAGAGCCCGCGTAGAAGTGTGACGTCAGCGAATTGCAGTTTGCAACTTGGCATCCATCGCCCTCAACATGTTTGTCACTCCCGAGAAGACATACGATTTCAAGAAACTTAAGGAAGTTACCAAGACGGTTACCAAGAATCTTAACAAGATAATCGATATTAACTTCTACCCCCTGCCAGAGGCCAAGAAATCCAATTTGAGGCATCGCCCCGTGGGCATCGGTGTCCAGGGATTCGCTGACGCCTTGATTCTCATGCGGTTCCCCTATGAAAGTGATGAAGCCGGCCTCTTGAATCAGCAGATATTCGAAACTATCTACTACGGCGCCTTGGAAGCCAGTTGTGAACTGGCCCAGATCGAAGGTCCATATGAAACCTATGAGGGAAGCCCCGTGAGCAAAGGAATTCTGCAGTACGACATGTGGGACAAAGAGCCAACGAACCTTTGGGACTGGCAGAAACTGAAGGAGTCCATCAAGAAGCACGGTGTTCGGAACTCCCTGTTGGTTGCTCCAATGCCCACTGCGTCTACTGCTCAAATTATGGGCAACAACGAATCATTCGAGCCTTACACAACGAATATTTATACCAGGCGAGTTCTGTCTGGCGAATTCCAAGTGGTTAACCATCATTTGTTAAGGGACCTAACGGAGCTGGACTTGTGGGACGACGATATGAAGAACCAAATCATTTCCAGCAGGGGCTCAATCCAAAATATTGAGGCCATCCCCCAGAAGGTTCGCGATCTGTACAAAACGGTGTGGGAAATCTCAGTTAAGTCCACTATTAAGATGGCCGCAGATCGAGGTGCGTTTATAGATCAGAGTCAGTCGTTCAACATTCATGTGGCAGAGCCAAACTACGGAAAACTTACTTCCATACACTTTTATTCCTGGAAAGCTGGTCTAAAAACTGGAATGTATTACCTGCGCACAAAGCCAGCTGCAAACGCTATTCAGTTCACCGTAGACAAGAATCAGGGCGCGTTAAAGGTAAATGGCCAAAATGGCACTTCTGAGGATAGCCCCCAAAAATACGAATCGGACAGAGAGCGAAAAATGGCCGATATGGTTTGTTCTCTTGAAAATAAGGACGCTTGCATGTCCTGCGGCTCCTAAGAGCAGGCACCTAAGTTTAAAATTATTTAATTGTATTATGTAATCACAACGTTGAAATAAACATAAATTATGGATCGCTAATGCGAAATCTTTAAATATGATTTAAAAATCGGAATCCATGGGGAGGACATAGATGCGGCCGTGGAAACTTATAATCTCTTGTCGGAGCGATACTTCACTCATGCGTCGCCAACACTTTTTGCCGCTGCCACAAATCGCCCGCAGCTGTCGTCTTGCTTCCTCTTGACCATGACGGCCGACTCTATCGAGGGCATTTTTAAGTCCGTGGAACAGTGCGCCTTGATCTCGAAATCGGCCGGCGGCATTGGACTTAACGTCCACTGCATCCGGGCAAAGGGCACCTCGATTTGCGGAACGAATGGCACATCCAATGGCTTGGTTCCCATGTTGAGGGTCTTCAACAATGTGGCGCGCTATGTGGATCAAGGAGGTGGCAAGCGTCCCGGTGCCTTTGCCATTTACCTAGAGCCATGGCACTCGGATGTCTTTGAGTTCCTGGAACTTAAGAAAAACACCGGCAAGGAGGAGAATCGGGCTCGCGATCTGTTTTACGCCCTGTGGATACCCGATCTTTTTATGAAGCGCGTCGAGGCCAATGGAGATTGGTCGCTAATGTGCCCACATAAATGCCCTGGGCTTCACGATGTGTGGGGCGATGAATTCGAAAAGTTGTATGAGAAATATGAGCAAGAGGGTCGTGCCAACCGAACAGTTAAGGCTCAATCCTTGTGGTTTGCCATTATTGAAGCACAGGTCGAAACTGGAAACCCCTACATGCTGTTTAAGGATGCCTGCAACAGGAAGAGCAACCAGCAGAATGTCGGCACCATCAAGTGCAGCAATTTGTGCACAGAAATCGTAGAGTACTCCGCTCCGGATGAGATTGCAGTTTGCAACTTGGCATCCATCGCCCTCAACATGTTTGTCACTCCCGAGAAGACATACGATTTCAANAAACTTAAGGAAGTTACCAANACGGTTACCAAGAATCTTAACAAGATAATCGATATTAACTTCTACCCCCTGCCAGAGGCCAAGAAATCCAATTTGAGGCATCGCCCCGTGGGCATCGGTGTCCAGGGATTCGCTGACGCCTTGATTCTCATGCGGTTCCCCTATGAAAGTGATGAAGCCGGCCTCTTGAATCAGCAGATATTCGAAACTATCTACTACGGCGCCTTGGAAGCCAGTTGTGAACTGGCCCAGATCGAAGGTCCATATGAAACCTACGAGGGAAGCCCCGTGAGCAAAGGAATTCTGCAGTACGACATGTGGGACAAAGAGCCAACGAACCTTTGGGACTGGCAGAAACTGAAGGAGTCCATCAAGAAGCACGGTGTTCGGAACTCCCTGTTGGTTGCTCCAATGCCCACTGCGTCTACTGCTCAAATTATGGGCAACAACGAATCATTCGAGCCTTACACAACGAATATTTATACCAGGCGAGTTCTGTCTGGCGAATTCCAAGTGGTTAACCATCATTTGTTAAGGGACCTAACGGAGCTGGACTTGTGGGACGACGATATGAAGAACCAAATCATTTCCAGCAGGGGCTCAATCCAAAATATTGAGGCCATCCCCCAGAAGGTTCGCGATCTGTACAAAACGGTGTGGGAAATCTCAGTTAAGTCCACTATTAAGATGGCCGCAGATCGAGGTGCGTTTATAGATCAGAGTCAGTCGTTCAACATTCATGTGGCAGAGCCAAACTACGGAAAACTTACTTCCATACACTTTTATTCCTGGAAAGCTGGTCTAAAAACTGGAATGTATTACCTGCGCACAAAGCCAGCTGCAAACGCTATTCAGTTCACCGTAGACAAGAATCAGGGCGCGTTAAAGGTAAATGGCCAAAATGGCACTTCTGAGGATAGCCCCCAAAAATACGAATCGGACAGAGAGCGAAAAATGGCCGATATGGTTTGTTCTCTTGAAAATAAGGACGCTTGCATGTCCTGCGGCTCCTAAGAGCAGGCACCTAAGTTTAAAATTATTTAATTGTATTATGTAATCACAACGTTGAAATAAACATAAATTATGGATCGCTAATGCGAAATCTTTA